TACCTATACAAGAATTAACTAGCTCTAGTGGCCAAGGTAAAATACAAAGTTTAATACAAACTTATCAGTATTACTTACAAATGATACGTGACGTAACAGGACTTAATGAAGCTAGAGATGGAACAGATCAAGATAAAAATTCACTAGTAGGATTACAGAAGTTAGCCGCTAATGCATCTAACACTGCTACTAGACATATATTAAATTCAAGTCTTTGGTTAACACTTAGAACATGTGAAAATATTTCTTTAAAAGTTGCAGATTCATTGAATTACCCTTTAACATTAAACTCTTTAAAAAGTTCTATATCTACTTATAACGTAGGTACATTACAAGAAATACAAAATTTAAATATACATGATTTTGGTATTTACTTAGAACTAGAACCTGAAGAAGAAGAAAAAGCACAGTTAGAGCAAAACATACAAATGGCTTTGCAGCAAGGTGATATTAATTTAGAAGACGCTATAGACATACGTCAGATAAAAAATTTAAAACTTGCTAATAACGTTTTAAAGCAAAGACGTAAAAAGAAACAAGCTCAAGAGCAAGCAAACCAACAAGCTAACATACAAGCTCAAGCATCAGCTCAAGCTGATTCAGCTGAGAAAGTAGCTATGTCAGAAGTACAAAAACAAGAAGCTATATCAGGTTCTAAAGTACAGTTTGAGCAAGCTGTTAATCAAATGGAAATACAACGTATGCAAATTGCAGCTCAATTAGAGCAAGAAAAAATGCAAATTCAGCACGAGTATGACATGGCTTTAAAAAGCATAGATGTACAAGCTATAGAGAAAAAAGAAAATATGATCGAAGATCGTAAAGATAAACGTAGCAAAATGGAAGCTACACAACAAAGCGAATTAATAAGTCAAAGACAAAACGATTCTTTGCCTAAAAACTTTGAACAACAAGACATGGCTCAATCAATGCCAAGTGTCTAATTAATAACAATTATATAATATTTTATCATGTCAGAAGAAACAAAAACAAATGAACCTGTTAAACAAGAAGGTGACTTTAAAATAAAGTCTAAACCTAAGGTTAAAAAATTTAACGACAAAAAAGATGAGCCAATAAAAGTTGATCTTACTAAAGACGTTAATGTAAAAATTGAAGAACCTATAAAGGTTGATTTAACTAAAAAACCAGAACAAGATGCCATTCAAGTCGGAGAAACAAAGAAGGTGGATGTGGGCGAACAAACCGGAGATGGCGAGATCGTGGACATTGGAGGAGACAAACCAGTTGAAGAGTCCAGCCCGATTATTGAAGAAATTCAAGAGGTGGGAGAAAAGCCACTACCAAAACAAGAACAAATAGTTCAACAACCTAAAATAGATTTACCAGATAACGTAGAAAAATTAGTTACGTTTATGAAAGAAACTGGTGGAACTATAGAAGATTATACTAGACTCAACGCAGATTATTCTAACGTTGATGAAAATACTTTATTAAGAGAGTATTATAAAAACACTAAACCACATTTATCTGAAGATGATCTTTCATTTGTAATGGAAGAAAATTTTTCATTTGATACTGATTTAGATGAGGAGCGAGATATCCGCAGAAAAAAACTCGCAAAGAAAGAAGAAATTGCAAAAGCCAAAAAGCATTTAGAAGATTTAAAGGTTAAATACTATGACGAGATTAAGTTAAGACCGTCTACGAACCAAGATCAACAAAAAGCTACGGACTTTTTCAATCGATACAACAAAGATCAAGAGTTAGCTACACAGCAACATGAAAGGTTTATTAACGACACTAATACTTTATTTACTAATGATTTCAAAGGTTTTGATTTCGAAGTTGGTGAAAAAAAGTTTAGATATGGCGTTAAAGATCCTAATAAAGTTGCAGAAAATCAATCAAACATTAACAACTTCGTCGAGAAGTTCTTAGACACTGAAGGTAATGTTAAAGATACGAAAGGTTATCACAAAGCTATGTACGCTGCTCAAAATGTAGATCGTATTGTAAGCCATTTTTATGAACAAGGTAAAACTGATGGAATTAAAAATGTTATGAATAATTCTAAAAACCCTACGGTTGATGCACCGCGTCAATCAGCAAGTGAAGGAATTAGCATAGGAGGTTTTAAAGTACGTGCTATAGACGGAGTAGATAGTTCTAAGTTGAAAATTAAAACAAGTAAATTTAACAATTAAAAACTAAAAAAAATGGGTGTATTAAGTCCTCAATTTGGAAGTTTATTACCATCGTTAACGACTCAAGCGTTAACAACTAATTATTTAAATTTTAATAATGGTGGTGGGAATGACTTCGCACAACAATATCTACCGGAAATATATGAAGCAGAGGTAGAGCGTTATGGAAACAGAACGTTAAGTGGCTTCTTAAGAATGGTTGGCGCTGAGATGCCAATGATGTCTGATCAAGTAATTTGGTCTGAGCAAAATAGATTACACATATCTTACGATGGTGTAACAGTATCTGCAGTTGGTGCAAACGGTGGTAATAGAATAACTTTACCTGGCGGTGTTGTAAACACTGTGTTTTTAAACATGACTGTAGTAATTATGGATCCTGCTAATCCTGCGTTCACTGTAAAAGCTATTGTAGTTGCTACAGGAGCTAACGGTGCTGGTGGTGCTGGTGGGCCTCAAAATTTTGATGTAATTCCTTACACACAAGCTGCTGCTAACCCAGGGGCTGCTGCTGTTGCAAATGCAAAAGTATTTGTATACGGTTCTGAGTATGGAAAAGGATCTCTTGGTCCTGCTACTGGACCAGCTGGTCAATCTATTCAACCTCAGTTAACTACGTTTAGCAACAAGCCAATTATAATCAGAGACAGATATGCTGTTTCAGGTTCTGATACTGCTCAAATCGGTTGGGTAGAAGTTGCTGGTGAAGACGGAACTTCTGGATACTTATGGTATTTAAAAGCTGAAGGTGAAACTAGAATGAGATTCGAAGATTACTTAGAAATGGCAATGATTGAAGGTGAATTAGCAAACGGTATACAGTCTGGTTTAATTGCTGGAGCTGGAATACAGTTTCCTGCTGCTGCTGCTGGTGGTGCTGCTGCTAACGCTGGTTTAATAGGTACAGAAGGTTTATTCTCTGCTATTAACAACGGTGGTAACGTACTTTCTGGATATGCTGGATCTTTACAAGATTTCGATTCTGTATTAGAAAATTTAGATACTCAAGGAGCTATTGAAGAAAACATGCTTTTCTTAGATAGAAAAACTGAGTTACTATTTGATAATATGTTAGCACAACAAAACTCTTACGGAGCTGGAGGTACATCTTACGGTGTGTTTGAAAACTCTGAAGACATGGCTTTAAATTTAGGTTTCTCTGGTTTCAGAAGAGGTTCTTACGACTTCTACAAAACTAGCTGGAAATATTTAAACGATGCTTCTACAAGAGGTGGTTCTTCTAACTTTGTTAACGGTGACAACATTGATGGTGTATTAGTTCCTGCTGGAACTTCTACAGTATACGATCAGTTACTTGGAACAAACATTAGACGTCCTTTCTTACATGTAAGATATAGAGCTTCTCAAGCAGATGACAGAAGAATGAAATCATGGCTAACAGGTTCTGTTGGTGGTGCTTCTACTTCTAACTTAGATGCAATGGAAGTAAACTTCTTATCTGAAAGATGTTTATGTGTACAAGCTAGAAATAACTTTGTGTTATTTACAGCTTAATATTTATTGTAATATTTACCCTCGTAAAAACTACGGGGGTAATTATTACTCTTATTTTTTTAACTATTTAATTATATTATATTATGTCAAAAGTAAAAGAAGCCCAAGTAAAAGAAACTTGGGAAATAAAAGATAGAACTTATTTTTTAAGAGGCAACAAAGAGCCTCTAACGTTTACATTAAAATCTAGACACACGGAAAAATATCCGTTGCTATATTTTGATCCAACAACAAATACTCAAAGAGCATTAAGATTTGCTACTAATCAAAACTCTCCATTTGTAGATGAACAAAAAGGAGAAGTTACATTAAAGCATATTATGTTTAAAGATGGAACATTAGTTGTACCTAAAGAGCAACAATGTTTACAAAAACTCTTATCATTATACCATCCAGATTTAAATCTTAGGTATTCTGAATTAAAACCGCAAGCAATCGCACAAGACGAATTAGTTGATTTACAACTAGAGATCTTAGCTTTAAACGCTGCTAAAGATATGGAGATGCAACAATCAGAAGCCATACTAAGAGTAGAGATGGGAAGTGTAGTAAGTGAGTTATCTTCTAAAGAATTAAAAAGAGATATTTTATTATTTGCAAAAAGAAATCCACAGTTATTTATTGAATTAGCTAAAGATGAAAATGTAATGTTAAGAAACTTCGGTATCAAAGCTGCAGAAGCAGGAATAATAGAAGTATCTCAAGATCAAAGAACCTTTACTTATGGTTCAAACAAACGTAAACTATTTACCATACCATTTGATGAAAATCCATACTCAGCGTTAGCTGCATGGTTTAAAACAGATGAAGGCGTAGAAGTTTATAAAACTATAGAGAAAAAACTCTCTTAACCTGTAATACTAATATAGGGCTCGTTTACTCGGGCCCAATATTATAATAAAAATATACAAATGGCAATAAACGTAGATACTGTATATAAAACAGTTTTATTAATCTTAAATCAACAACAAAGAGGATATATGACGCCTGATGAATTCAACAAAGTTGGAACTCAAGTGCAGTTAAATATATTTGAAAAGTATGAAGAAGATTTAAATCAACAGTATCGCATGCCACAAAATGATACTGAATACGCTAATCGCGTTAAAAATATTGAACAAAGTTTACAATTTTTTCAAAGAACAGGCGCTACAGCTTATGCAGGGCCTCATTTTACTTTAGTACCTACAGATATATATAGACTAGGTTCTGTTTATTCTGGTGGAATTGAATTAACACAGTACGCGCAAAGAAACGAATTAACACAAATATTACTCTCTCCGTTAACGCAACCAACTTCAAGTTTTCCCATATATTTATATGAGAATAATTTATTATATGTATATCCAACTACTATACAAGCAGGTATAACTATATCTTATTTAAAAAAACCCGCAGATATAAATTGGGGTTATTCAGTTGGAGCACTTGGGCAATTTTTATATTCAACTAACGCATCAGTAAACTTTGAGTTAAGTGTTACAGAACAAACAAATGTTATAACAAGAGTATTAGCTTACGCTGGCGTTATAATAAACGATCCTACTATTATACAAGTAGCGGCGCAAGAAATAGCACAAGAAGAACAAAACTCTAAAATATAAAAAATGGCAAGACCTGATGGAGGATTAATCCAAGAAACAAATCTACAATATTACGCGGGCGCGCAGATTATATACACCTCAGTTGCTGGAACTACTGCTTATACTTTTACGTTTAATACAACTTTAGTTTTAGGCAGCGTTACAAGTTGGGCGCCAACAGATCCTGCTTTTGGTTTAAATAATTTTAAAATATACACAAGTCCAAATGGAATATCTAATTGGACAGAATATATAACAGTTTACACTTTAGTAAACGGACCTACTGGTAGCGTAATAAATTTAGCAGCGCAACCTCTTGGCACTTATGTAAAAGTTCAACTAAAAAGCGATGCTGTAGCTAACAATTATGGCAGTTATGAATACACAAAATTAAATGACATTATAAATAATTTTTTAGTAGCTTACGTAGGTCAAGACAAATTAATACCTAACGTAAGAAGAAGCGATGTTATATTTCACGCTAAGCGTGGACTACAAGAATTTAGCTTTGACACTTTAAAAAGTATTAAATCTCAAGAACTAAGTGTACCACCTAGCTTATCAATAGTTATACCACAAGATTATGTTAACTATGTTAAGTTGTCA